GTAGCGGCCGTGGCACGCGTAGCACCGGCCGTTCAGCTTCCGGTAGCGGAACTTCGCCCACGCCGGCTGCGCCTGCGTGAGCCGGTACACGGCGGTGGCAAACCACATCTCTCGCCGGGTGATCTCTCCCGGGCGCCGCATCAGAACTTGGCCCCGGTGACGAACCGGGCGAGAGTCACCATGTGCTCCTCGACCTGGACGTTCAGCGCGACATCCGGGCGGAGCACGGCCATCGCGGCGGCGAGGAACCGGCGGGGGTCGTCTCCGCGGACGTAGCCAGGCTGGTCGGCCGTGACGACGACGCCGTCCTTGTCCTCCCAGGCGATGTTGGTGGCTTCCTCCAGCGTGAGCGCGGTGAGCAGCACGGTGGGCCAGCCGGTGACGATGCGGGGGCTGGTGCGGTCTCCTCCGGCGGCGTCACCGAACACGCCCGGCGCGTACGCCATGATGACGCCTTCGGGGTTCTTGCTCTGCTCGAATAAGCGGAACGCGGTCTCCCGGTCGTCGGCGTACTGCACCGCGCTGGGGAACCAGGTGTTGAGCTTGTCCTGGATAGTGAGCTGGACCTGCGCGGGGCACTTGAGCCCAGACGCGCCGATCACGATGAGGTCAAGCATCGGCTCGGGTTCTCCTCTCCTCGTCGTTCCCGAGCCCTGAACTTTACCCCCCGACGCGGGGTTTTGCAAGTGCTCCGCGGGCCGCGCTCCGGACCACGGTAGGCTGCGCGCGCCGGGCGGACGGGTCGTCGAGTAGCTCCTGCGCCGTCCGCCCGGTCTCAGCTCACGCGGCCTTCTTCTTCTCCCAGTCCGCCACCGCGGCGCAGGCTTCCGCCTTGCTGCCCGGGTTGACTTCCTGCTTGCCGGGGAAGTTCACGTCGCCCGTCGAGCACATCTTCTTGGCCGCATTCACCGCCGTGGCGATGGCGCGGCTCTCGTCCATCCCCTTCTGCTGCAGGTGCTTCGCGATCCGCTTGATGTACTTCGGCAGGCCGCCCGCCTTCTCGACCCAGTTCTTCTTCTTGGCCAGCTCGACTTCCGTGTCGGACGCGCCGAACTCCAGCTCCCACAGCAGGATCTCGCGGCGGTCCTCCAGGAAGGACGCGCGGATGGCGTCCACATCGTCGAAGAACCCGGCGCGCAGGTCCGCGGCGAATTCGTCCCGCAGGGCGTTGCCCTTGGCGGCGAGCACTCCCGCCTGCGCCTCCCGGTTGTACCGGTCCTGCAGTGCGGCCGCGACCTTCTCCACGAACGCCTCGGTGATCTGCGGCTCGACGGTGCTCTCGTCCCGGCCGACCACGCCCGCCGCCACGAGGGCCAGGGGCGCACCGGAAGCGACGCGGGCACGCGGGATGGGGAACCCGCCGGAGTTGACCGCCAGCGCGGCCACCAGCTCCAGGGAGCCGTCGATGCTGCGCCAGTCCCCAGACAGCGGCGACGCACGCAGCGCCTCCACCTGCTCCGGGGTGGCGGAGCGGCGCACGACACCGTGCACCCAGATGCCGAACTGGTCCTCACCGGCGGCAACGTCCGCCACGACGGTGTTGACGTTGTCGTAGAAGGCCGCCGCCTCGTCGGCGGACAGGCTCATCCCGGCGTGGCCGCCTTCGCCCATGGTGATGTGCCCAGCCGCCACCACCTTGACCTCTCCGGCATCGTGCGCGCGGACAGCGCCCACGTTGAAGTACCCGTAGTCGAAGCGGGACTTCGGGGGGGTAACGCACTGCCCGGCGAAGCCGACGTGGCACGTCCCCCAGCCAGCAAGGTGGCCGGTAACCTCGATGTAGCCCGGGATGCTGTGCTCGTCCAGCGTGAGCGGAGTCAGGCCCGGCAGCACCGGGTCGGCGAAGGCGTGCGCGGGCGGCAACATGGACTTCACCGCGGCAGCCGCCGTGACCTGCTCCGCCTTCTTCGCGGCGAACCCCGCGGGAATCCCAGCAGAGCACAGGAAGCAGTCGTCGCCGAGCTCCGCGGCCACCCACGCGGGGGAGGCCGATGCGGCGAGCGCGGTCTCGTTGGGCTGCATGTCCTCGCCGTCGATGGTGACGTACGCCTGCGCGAACGCGGGGATCGGGACCAGCGTGGTGGCGGCGATCTTGCCCGCCTTCATGCGGATCTGCTCCGGACCCTGGGCGCTCTCGTCGTCGCCCCACACGAACTCCGCCTCGACGTCGGACAGGTCCGCGGAGTTGCCGGTGAGGTAGCCCTTCTGGGCGAGCTTGGTGCCCGCGGCTTCCGGGTCGATGAACCCCTTTCCGGTCCACACGAACACGCCCTCGGGGAAGGGCTCGCCGGTTTCCTTGTCCACCACCGAAGGTCCGGGCACCCGCTCCAGGGTGTCCAGCCGCCCGATGACGTCCGCGCCCGCGTGCCCGTCGCCGCCCTCGGGGTTGCGGGTCTGGGCGAGGATGGGCAGGGGGAGGGCGCGGTGGCTGAGCGCGCCCGCCTCGATGAACCGGCCGTCGCTGGTGGCCAGGCCCTCCACGATGATCACGGGGAAGGTGACCGGGATGCCGTTGTCGGCGTTCAGCGCGGGCGGCTCGGCGTCGGCCTCCGGCGGCGCCTCGGTGACCTTGGCCTTGTTCTTGGCGGCGAAGCTCCCCGGCATGACGTCGTCCGGCTTGTCCCCGGTGAGCGGGTAGTCGGTGACCTCGTCGCCGAGCGCGAGCCGGAGCATGTTGAACTGCACCGGTCCGGCGTACTCCAGTGCATCCGGCGTGAGGCCGTAGCCCGCGGTCACGTGCGGCAGGAAGCCGGGGTGCTGGTCAGGCATGTCCGCTCCGAGGTGCCGCGAGGCCCCCTCCAGGGCGTACTGCCGGGTATCGGAGATCTGCGGGCTGTGCTGGACCTGGTAGACCGCACAGGGGGTCCATATCGCCGTCCGGACCGCCGTCCGGGTTCCACAGGGCGTGGCCCATGATGTGCGCATCGATCGGCGGCACGCCGCGGGACATGGTCGCGACGTGCGACTTCAGCGCGCTACGGGTGGCGTCGGACAACTGGCTTACGTCGTCGCCGAGGTAGGCCAGGGTGAGGTGCAGCTGGTCGGCCGGGTCCCCGCCGGACACGGCCAGGGAGCCCGGGTCGGCGGGGATCAGGGCGATCATGCCGCCGGTGTGCTGGTCGGCCATCAGTTCGCTCCCTGTTCGATGAAACGCTTGCGCAGGTTGAGGATTCGGTCACGCTGGTCGCGGGTGGCCTGCGCGGTGGTGCCGGAACGTCCGGCGTCGTCGTCGGCCTCCGCGAGCGCCCGGACCTCCGCCATACCCGGGGTGTCCACCGCCAGCCGGTCGTGCAAGACCTCCGCCTGCTTCGGGATGGCCCACACGGGGAGGGTGTCGCACCCGCACCCGATGTGGTCTCCGGGCCGGTACACGGACCCGACCCACGCGTACCTATCGCTGGGCTTGAGTTTCGCGTCCGCCCAGCTCCCGAACCTCTCACCGTCCAGCTCGACGTGGGGCGGAAAGTGCGCGCCGCGCGGCGTGACGCCGTACACCCATTCGAAGCCCAGCTCGGCGGCGCCTTCGTCCACCAGCGCGTCGGTGACCTCCTGGCCCAGGCCGATCCCGCCGACCGGGCGCACGCCGGACGCGGCACGGCCGTCGTCGTCCACCCCGCCGGAGCCGTCCGCCGTCCCGCCCACCAGAGCGAGCGCCCCACGGACAAGTCCGAGCGGGACAAGGGAGCCCGGGGTGAACTCGCCCTCGTCGGGCTTCTCCGGCTCGGGGTTGAACAGCAGGTGCTCGGCTCGCCGGTTGAGCCCGGCGAGCAGGAACGCCCACCCGCTGTCCGCCCGCGCGGTCATGGAGTTGCGGAGCCGCTCGGCGACCCGGCGCCCGCGCGGGCTGTCCGGCTTGGCGCGGAGCATCTTGAGCACGGCGGAGATAGCCGCCTCGATCGCGGAGAGCATCCACGCGCGCACCTTCTCCTCCAGCGCGGCGAAGGCCCCGTCCAGCAGCTCCCGCTCGCTGGTGCCGAGCGCCAGCACGGTCTCCCGGCCGAGGGTCGCGGTGAGGTGCAGGCTGTCCACCGCGGCCATCTGGATGGAGGCGGCGAGCCCCTTGTCCTTCTGGGCCTTGGACCGCACGCGCGCGCCCGCCTTCTCCAGGGCGCGCGTCATCGCGGCGTCGGCCGCCTCCTGGATGCGGTCCCGCAGTGCGCGGTCGATCTCCAGCAGCGTCCGGCCGCCGCGCTCATCGACCACCCAGTCCTCCGCGGGCGGCGTGCTCACCGGCAGCTCCGGCTCGCCGCCGCTCAGCACCGCGGCGAGCAGCGCCTTGCCGAACCCGGAGGGCGGCCCGGCGGCGGGCGCGCCGTCATCCGGCGGAGCCTCTCCCGGCCCGGTGATGCCCTTCGGCTCCTCGGGCTGGTCGGCGCGCTGAGAGGGCACCTGCTGCGGGGCGGGCTGAGGCGGCGTGACGTCGATCTTCCCGCCGCCGAACAGCTGAGCCATGAGCAGCGCGGAGGTCGCCGGGTCGATGCCGATCTTGAGCGCGACCATCTGCAGGATCTCGTCGTCGGACGGCGCGTCAGCCTCGTTGAACCCGAGGGCCTGGCGCAGGGCGGAGAAGCCGATGGCGCCGCGGTCGTAGGCGTCCTTCGCGTCCTGGCCGCGGTTCGGGTTCTCGGTGATGTTGCCCGCGTCGTACCAGACCTGGACGAGCTTCACCTGGGCAGGCGTGAATCCGCGCGCCAGCAAGGCCGGGCGCAGGAACCCCTCGGTGAGGGAGTCGGCGATGATCCGCACAGCCGGGTCGATGTGGTACCGGTAGGTGGACGCGTCAATCTGCCAGGCCGACCAGTGGTTTGCCTGGCCCATACCGGAAACCACTTCCGGCGGGATGTCGAGCCCGCGCGCCAGCCGCTCCAGGCCCTTGTCGATGCGGCCGAGCAGGTCGGAGGAAGTCTCGCGCTCGAACCGGATGTGCCGGACCTTGTCCAGCTGGTCGCCTTCGCCCTGGATGACGGCGGGCGCGACCTGTCCGGGGTCACCTTCGTTGCTGATCGGGGCGAGCAGCGTGGCGGTGAGCTCCGCCATGAAGGCATCGTCCTCGACGAGGCTTCCGTCGTTCTTGAGCGCGTTGAGCAGGGTGAGACCGTCCGGCACCAGCAGGATGCCGTTGGTGGCACTGCGGGAGCGGGACGCGCTGCGCATCTCCTGTCCGGCGAGGACGATCTCTTCGCAGACGTTCAGGAGGCTTTTCATGGGGCTGTCGGCGAGCACCTTGTAGCGGGGGTGCGGGATCCACAGCCGGAGCATTTCCTCGCTGTTGGTGTCGACGATCTTGTAGCTGGCCTCACCGTACGGGCGCAGGCTCACGCGGCCGTCGCTCCCGGCGCGCACCTCATCCACCGAGTGGATCTCCCAGCGCTCCTCGCCGCCGTCCTTGTAGCCGTGGAGCCAGCCCTCGCCGGTGACGCCGAAGTTCTCGTCCAGCACGCCGAGGAAGCCGTAGCCCTGGTCCAGCGGCAGCCGCGCCAGCTCCTCCTCGGCGGCGGCGCGCAGCGCGGCGGGCACCTTGACGCCCTTGTCGGAGTCCAGCGGGAGCGGCTCGTCTTCCTCCGGCATCACCTGCGCGGCGAAGTACTTCACGCGGGAGACGGCGCGGCTCCGGAACTGCAGGCCGAAGCGCAGCTCGCCGATCATGTCCCGGTATCCCCACGCGTCGCTCTGCCAGTCCTGGCGCGCGGAGGCGAGCACGCGGATGGTCTCCTGCGTGCGGGAGGTGACGCGAAAGCCGGATGCGCGCAGCAGGCGCGCGCGCTTCGCGGGTGCGGTACCGAACAGGCCCACGGCCTACCTCACTCTCCGTGTGCAGCCAGCAGGCTGACGATCATGCTGAGCGCCAGCGGGACAGCGGCCCACCGGAGCACCGGCTCGGCGGGCGTGGAGGCCACCACGCAGGTCGCGACGGTGATCCAGAACCCGGCGCACCACGGGCAGTCCACCAGCTCGGACCACGCCTTGGTGCCCCAGCGGGTGGCTACATACTGCCGGAAGGCGGGGAGCGGCGGCAGCGAATCACGGGTCCACAGCCGCGTGAGGCGGGCGGCGGCCAGCGTCCAGATGAACACCCACGGGGTCATCACCCACGCCAGGCTCACGCGGTCCACCTGACCATCCGCGCGGCGTAGGCGGGAGTCCAGCGCTTGAGCGGCGCGGAGCACGAGCACGCGCCGGAAGGGGTGAGCAGCACGTTGCCGCGGGAGGTCCCCAGCTGGACGCCGTTGCGGGACATCGCCCCGCGCAGGGGCTCCGGCTGTTCCGGCATGTACGCGAACCACTCCGGCGTCCACCCGTCCTCCGGGACGGTGCGGTAGACGAAGAGCCCGGTGTCGCCGGTCTCCTCGTTCCACGCGACGTACACCTTGCGGTCGTGCACGGGCACGGTCTCGCCGGGGAGCATGAGGGAGGCGCGCAGCCACACCAGCTTGATGGCGGTGGGCTCGAATGGGGTGTCGGCCAGCTCGACGGTAGCGGCGGCGGCCGGACGGGGTTCGGCGGCACGGCGGCGGCGGGATGCGGTAGCCATGCCCGGGAGTCTACGCGACAAGGCCCCCGCGGAG